ACCCCACGTCGTAATCGCAGAATAATCCGCAGTCTCGCGCTTGGAAAAAGCAGTATCATAACTCTGTATCACAAACTCTAACTGCGGAACCTTCTCCTGATCCCAAACACGCCACCACTCGCGCTTGATAATCGCATTCTCCTCACCCGTCGGATTCTGCTGATACTGCGCATTCCACTTGCTCGGAGGAATAGACGACTTAACCGCAGTCAAATCCTCCAAACTCCAATACTCCGGCCAACAAGAAGTGCCATCCTCAAATATTGCAGGTAACTCAACAACCTCCCACTGATCCGCAGAAGGGTCCTTCGCTTGCGCCCGAAGCAACTGACCCGTCATGTCCTTCTCAGACCACCGAGTCTGAACCAAAACAATAGAACCACCCGGCTGTAAACGCTGCCGAGGACCACCCGTATACCAATCCCAAGCATCGTCAAAACCCGTGTTGCTCATCGCAGTCTGCTCCGAATGAGGATCGTCAATAATAATTAAATCACCACCACGTCCCGCCAAGTTCGAACCAACACCAACAGCGTAATACATCCCACCACTGCTCGTGTCCCACCGACCACTCGCCTTGCTGTCCGAAGCCAAATTCACACCCGGAAACACATCCTTGAAATCATCACTCTCAATCAAGTTCTTCGTCTTACGACCAAAGTTAACCGCTAACTCCGTCGTGTGCGTCGCCTGAATAATCTTCATCTTCGGATTACGGCCCATCATCCAAGCCGGAAACAAATAAGACGCAAACTCACTCTTCGTGTGCCGCGGGGCCATGTTAATAATAAGTCGCTTTAGGTCACCATTTGCGACCCTTTCCAACTTTTCGGCAATGATCTTATGATGACGGCCCGCGATAAAGTCAGGCCAAACAGTTTTAACAAAAACTAAAAAATCATTTTGGCATTTCTCGTTCTTCATGATCTGCGCCAAACGCAATTCAAGCTTGAGCTTTTTGTCTTCTAACATGGAGTTTTGGGCTACATTCATGGGGGACCCTATCTAACTTTTGGTACGCAGTTCACGGCCAATGTTTCACGTGAAACATATGCGATATTAAGGGGTATTATAGGACAGTTAACGCCCGTTGGAAATAACTAATGAATATTTGTGAGAAACATGGCCCAAGCCTCCGATAGGAAGACCACGCGCCGCGGCGCGAAAAAAGCGGCCTGCGGCCTAAAAATCACGGCCTTTGACCCGATCTGGAAGGGACCCGGCGCGATAAAAAAGGCGCATCAAACGCGGCCCGGGGATCGCGGCCCGGGGACATCGGCCCGCTAACTTTTGCCCGGGGGGCTCGGTTAACTGGCACCGGCTGCGCGTTAACTTTCACCGGCTGGGGATCGCTAACCGTCACCGGCTGGGCCCGGTCCGGCCGCCGGGGATCGCGGCCCGGTAGGTTTGGGCGGTACGCCTCGGGCCTTGGCCCGGCTTGTTTCACTGTTTAACCCTGCGCAAAAGAAAAGGGCCGCACAATGGCGGCCCTCGCTGGGTGGGTGGGGTTGCTGGGCGGTTAGGCTAGATCGACAGAGACCACGATTTCCCCGTCTCGCACCATGTCTCGCACTTCGTCGCGGATTGTGTCGGCGGGGTCTTCGACGCGCTCTAGCCGGTCATCAAGGTCCGTTATGCGGTCACTTAAATCATCTATTGCCGTCGCGTCTTTTAGTTCCTGCTCAATCATCTTTTGCAATTCCGGGCGGATGATGGCCAGCAAGGCGGCGGCGGCTTCGTCGCGCTGGGTGCGGATGCTTTGAATTTCACCGCTCATTTGGTGGGTGTTACGTTCCAGCCCCTCCGCATAGTCGCGCAGGTTTTTGAGATCATGCGCGGCGTTTAATACGTCCGCCTTTATGCGGTCCGCCATAACTTCGGTTGCCATTGCGTGTAAGGTGTCGGGGTTTGTTTTCAGTTCAATCATGTTTTCTACTCCATAGAAAAGGGTTAACGCGGCTTGCCCGCCGCTATGCGATAATATGCGCTAATTTAATAGAAAGTAAAGGGGGCACAAAAAAGGCCCGCACAAAGGCGGGCCGGTGTCTTATTGTATGGGCTGGGGATTAATCAAAACGGGCGATTTTATACGGCCCATCCAATCCGATGCGGACCGCCGCGACGCCGTAGTCATAAACGTAACAGAAAACGCGCCCTTCAAAACCGAACCGGGCCAGCGGTGCAAGTGGTGCGTCTTCGTCGTTGTCCGCCTGATATGTCCCGTTGTGGTCCAGCGATCCCGTCCAAGGATAAGACCCAAACCCGCCGAATTGATATGCGTTATCCATACCGGCGCAAACGTTATCCAGCGTCAAACCGGTTTCGCTATCTTTTGCAAAGTGGCAGGCCTCAAGGAAAAAATCGGGGATGATCCCGCAAGCTTCAATTAGATCGTCGGGACGGTTGCGCCCGGTGTCTACATCCTTGGCCGGATTTAAAACGCGATCTAAAAGAATGTCAGACGCCCGGAAATTTAGCTGCAAAATATTAGTCATATTATTTACTCCATAGGTTAAGTTAACGCGGCTTGCCCGCCGCATGTGGGATAATATGCGATTAATTTAATTAAAAGTAAACCCCCACAAAAAAGGGCCGCACAATGGCGGCCCCGGGTCTTATTATATAGCGGCGGGTTATGCGGTCACTTTATCCAGCAACGCGCCCGCCTTACGTTCAACTTCAATCCGCGCATCTTGATGGGGCACGTCGCGGGCAATCGCTGTTATCGCTTGCGCTGCATCCCACACGGTTTCAACGGGGCGGCCCTCTTCGGTCAAGTGGCGGGCGCTTGCTGCCCGCGCCATGCGTCCAGATAAACCGGCGCGCTTTGTCAGAAAATCCAAACGATCCTCATCCGTTTTAGCAATGCGGGCATCTTTGGCGGCTTGCACACCTTCCACAAAAGAATGCGTTGAACCGTTCGCAAAAGATTGCAACGCGGGGCGGGCCTCCATTGCAAAACGATCAGGCGCAAATTTAGTATGGCGGATTTTAATCTCATGAAAGTTTTCCACGCCCCACAAATTTCGATTCATGCAAACGCCGCGCAAATACATTGCAGCGATCCCGGCGGTTTTGCTGCCGGTTTCACTGTTCCACGCATAAAACCCGCGAAACATCAAATCAGGCTCACCGTTTGGAAGTTTTCCGACTTCAATCGGGTTGCGGTCATCCACAAGGAAAACAAAAACATCACGATCCGACGCGAAAAGGGTGGTGGTATCCATAGTGACGGGCACTTCCGGATCATAAACGGCCATGCCGTTGCGGCTGCCGGTCATCATCCCGGGCACTTTCCAGCGGCCGCCACTTTCATCAATCAAGTTTTTGATAGGCTCTAATATTTCCCAGTCAAAAATCCGGCCATAGTCTGGACCGGTTGCGGCCCGCAATTCACCGCCCTGCGCTTGATGTCCGTAAACCTTAATCAACTCCTTGCCCCGGTTATACTTCAAACCCCATTGGATACAGTCCGCCGCAATAGGTGCAGGCAAGTCGCGCAGATATCCCGCGGGTGCGCCTGCTAATTGTGATAGCTGGCCAAAACTCCAATTGGTGGGGGTGTTATTATGCTCGCGGCGATTGTCATCCGTATATTCGACAAAGATATTTCCCCGGCTAGGGTTTTCTTCGTCAAAATCTCCGATGATTTTAACCTTGTGCGTGTCAACGGTGCGGCTTGTCATGCGCTGCGAATCAATCTTTTTGTGCGCCAGCATATCGTCAAGCGTCAAAAACTTTTGATCATCGGGACGGTTAAACCATTGTGATGAAACGGCACTGTTTCCGATACCATGCGCGAAGGCGTTTGTGGTGTAAGTCATGTTATTAATCTCCGTAAAAGTTAAAAAGAGCGGACCTTTGCCCGGCCCGCTCTTATAATCTCGCATAAACCTGCATATGATTGCAAGCTTTATTTTCTAAAAAGTTATTCCGCCCCAATATCGCCCGCAACATGGTGCCGCACAATAGAACGCGGCGGCAGGCCTTTAACAAACCGCAAAAGCTTTTCCCCGTCGGTTTCATCCGGCTGCGCACCGTTTGCAGTATCATCCCACCATATCCGGCAATTACCGGCGTCCGCATAGCATCCGCCCTTAACGGTTAAATCCGCGGCTTTTCTTTTGCTGGGCCCATGCGCAGTAAATCCAATAATAAAATTGCGATCTAATCGGGCGCAAAGTGGATCACCGTTTCCACAATCTGCGCAGGATATATCCCGGATTTCTGCCGGACACCGCACGACGTTAATACCATGCGGGGCCGGTTGCGTTTTTTTCCCTTGCCATGATTGCTCGCTTACTACCGCAACAGATGGGACGCCGTTATGAATCGACGCGGCGGCCGCACCTAAGTTTTCGGTGCTGTAATTTATAACGGTTTTATCTGCCCGCAATTTGCGCCCCCAATTAAAAACATTTGGATCAAAATGCGAGTAAGTAAATGAAACACCTTTGGCCGGTTTTGCATCCAGCAACGCGTCAAGGTAATCGGCGTCAATCTTTTCGGTGCCTTTCCCGCTGCAATTCATTTTGCACGTGGTCGGGCAGGTCCCGTATTTCTCCCCGGTGCCCGCTCTATATGTTACCGCAATGCCCTTTGTTTTTTTGGCGCGGCTTAGTTCAACAGTCTTTAACATGGTTTGCCCTCCGTAATGTATGCGACTTATCCCATACTATAGCGCAATAAAAAACCCGGCGTCAACCGGGTTTAATTTTATTATTTTTTACGTCGTTTGGGCGGATCTTTTAAATCGTCAACCGCGTCTTTTCCATAAAGTATTTTATAGAGCAATTCTAAAAGAAACATTTAACCCCAATCCTTTTGCCCGCCGTCGGCTTCCCCATCGGCATAACCTGCATGATAAGCCTTTAATTCAGACGGAGTTAAATCCGTCACGCAGGTCGCGCAGTTCCTAGTGCTTGTTCCGCCCGTAAAGTAATGAGGATCAACCGGTCGGTTATACCAATAGTCTGCCCGCCCGCGATCATATGGACCACCGTGTCTTTCATCATGTTTCATAATAATCTCCATAGTTAGTTAGGTCTAAGATATTATGCGATCATATGGGAGAAATCAAGCTCATTATTTTATCCCAGTCAAAATCCCCGTCGGACGAATAGACCGGTGCAACCTTCAGGCCTTCCATCTTTAAATCCATTGCGTCCTTGCCGTGGTACAAATAGATCATTTGCGGCTTTGTTTTGGTTTGCAGCTTACGGACCAAAACCCAAACGCTGGCATGACTGTGCGTTGTAAGCCAAGCGACTTGATGAGGTCGCAGGTCCACTGCGTTTCCAGAAGTCGCCTTTAATTCTACAAAATGAAACTTACCGGTTTCATCGCAGCATAAAACATCTGGGATGCCCGGCATGGCCCATGTTTCAATTCGGGTACTTTTCCATGTTCTCGGGCTCTTTTGCATCCCAGTCTTCATCAGCCTCCAAAAGTCGGCCTCGCGCTTTGTCGCGGTTCTGGGGATTGCTCTCTCCTTCGGGAGTAACGTCGATAGTGATCGGGGCATAACTTTGTTTAATCTCCTTCAGAGCGTTCAGCACTTCGTCCTTGCTCATCGAATCGATACTGCCATGACGGATTTCTGATTTGCTCACATAAATATCGCCTTGCGCTTGCCCCCGCCGATATTCTGCTTGAACGGCTGCCGAATAGGCTCCGTTGGTTAACGCTGCATCGCGGATGGTTTGAAGGTCGCGCAGATGCCGCTGGTAATTCACGCCAAACTTTTCATCAAGCTCGGCGCGATACGATTGTATAGCTGCCACCACATGGGGACAGATATTGGGATTAGTCATTTCATAAGCTCGGGTATGTGCTGATCCTGCCGGGTATCCTGCATTAATTGCAGCTTCCCGCATAGTGATCTGGCCATCCTTCGAAACAAGCTCTTTTACAAAAAGCTCCTGCCGCCTAGTCAGGACCGCAGCTTTTGTTGATTTAGGTCGCCCGCCTTTTTTAGTTTTAGCGGGAGGGTTTGATTTAGCTTTCGACGCCATAGCAGTATCCTAGTTATTTGCAGATACTTTAACCCTAAAACAAGCCTCTTGTATATATAGCTACAAAAATAAAAAAAAAATAAAAAACTTTTCAGACCCCCTTAACGCACTTCTGCCCCTTACGGTTACACAAACTCTGGTTACGTTACATTTTTAGAAACTACTTTGTGTTACTTCTAAGTCCCTATATATAAAGAACAAAACACCCAAAGTTACACGGTTACACCGGTTACGCCTATTTTTACAAAAAATATTTATTTTTATTTCTGGCTCTATATATAAGGGAACGCGTTTATTTGTAACCGCACCGTGGGCCGCGGGCCTCGGTCTTTATTAGAACGGCGGTTCTTCTCCATCCTGTTTTGGTTTCCAAGGCTCGTGTGCCGTGGGCTTTGAGGAGGGTAAGGTGTTCTTGGGTTTTGGTTCGAGGACGCCGATACGTTTAAGCTCGGCGTCCAGATGTGGTGGAAGGTTCACCAGTTGGGTCCGAAGACTTTGGCGAATATTTCATTAAGCATGATTTCGATTTCGAGGTCGGTCATTTTTTTCATGATACGAAGCTCGACACGATTGCTGCGGCTGCGCCTGCAACGATTGCGGTAACGACGGCCCGGACTAGCAGTTTATGTCGGACGTACCACGGCTCGTGGTTCACGTCTTTCCAGACGTTATTTTCGAAGCGTGTATCGTGGGTTGTACTGAAGTCCACGGCTTCGGCCATACCGATTTCTTTGTGGGATGGTTTGCTGAACGTTTTGTTTGAGGCGGCGTACTTTTCTACTTCTGATTCTTTAAAGTGACGTACCCCTTTGACCATTTTTCCTTTTGGAAAGGGCATTGGGTTATTTTTGGTTGTTACTTTTTTGATATGGTATTCCAATTTTGGTGCCTTGATGCTGTATTTCAAACAGATTTCTTTTTTGGTGAGTGTCTTTGACATGATTATCTCCATAGTTAGGTGGGATTACTATATGGGATATTATGCGCTAGTGTCAAGCTTCAGTGTATTTCGTCGGAACCGCGGTGGTTTTGCTGTTTGATTTGCATTTCTTCTGCATTGACGGTTGCGTTGTGGATGCAGGAGGACAGGACTTTCATGGCGGTATCATTATCGGGGGCGAGGGACATGAGCGCGGTGAGTGTTTGCGTAAGCATTCCCCCGATAGCTGCGCCCATGTTCATATCGTTTGCGGTCATTTCTTGGATAAGTTCATGAGCGCATTCCATTGACCAAAAGAAGTCATCTTTTATTTCGTCTTCGACTTCTTGTAGCGAGGATGGCTTCATTTAATCTTTCCGAGGCAGATCATATCTTTTGACATAATCACGAACAGTACGGAGCAAGATGCCCGTCATGGTCGCAATTTCTTGGTCTGTTATGTTTTTCAGTTTCATATTATTGATTATCTTAGCCTTGTCGGGCAGTTTTTTAAAGTCTGTTTTTGGTCGGCCGCCTTTGTTGCCAGATTGTTTGCCACCATCCCATGCGGCGCGTTGTCCTAAATCAGATTTTAGTTTTGGATTTATGGCGTGGTCAAACTTCAATTGCTTGATCCACGCTTCGCGGTACAGGTCCTGATATTCAGGAGAATCGGGGGTCAGTTTCATTTTTTGGCCTCCCATGTGTCCACCTCCGCGTACCAATTGCCGGTGCGGCCGCTTTCTTTTACTTGGACGTTAATCCAATCGCCGTCTTTTTCGGACAGCCACGCGATCAGGTCTTCGCGTTTTATGCTAAGATTGCACTTAACGAAGTCAGGCGCTTTCTCGTTTGGTTTCTTGGCCATCAGGCCGTTAACAAAATCAGGCATTTTTCCCTCCTTAAAAAAAGATACCCCCAGCCGCGGGCAAGCAACTGGGGGTGGTTTTACTACGGAGTGCAACATGTCGTTACAGCACCTACTTTACACAGAGATATGGGATAAGCAACACTTAATCGCATATTTCCTTTGGAAACTCGGCGGTTTTGGGGTCGTCTATAATTGTTAAAGTACATGTCTTACAAACCCGAACAAGTTTTTCTTCTGTCTTTTCCGTTACCTGAAGCACTTGTTCGCACTTCGGACAGCGGTTTTTCATAAGTCGTTTGTGAAACGAATTATTACTTTGATACGAGATTGTCATCCGCAACCACCGCTTCGTTGGATTTCTTTACGAGAGCGCGTTCGAATTTATACCAATCAAAAACCACGCGGAGTTGTCCCCCGATTGTTCTGCCTTCTGTTTTAGACAGTTCTTTTATTTCTTCGTACACTTCGCGTGGTACGAGGACACTTTTCCAGCGTGTGGTATCCATTTTTTATCTCCAAGTCCCGCTTTGTCTAGGATATTATAGGAGAATATGCAAGAATGCAAGAAAAAGGGGGATATAATGAGTTTTGTTTTGTTTGGTCAAATGGATGATCCTAATATCGCAGCGTTGCGTCCGCATTTCGATTTGTTTCTGGATCAGGCCGGAGACTACACGTGGGACATAAATACAAATACTCTTGTTTATTGTGACGAACCGGTTAACATGCGCGGGTTTTTTGGCAGGGCCAACGTGTTCACAGAAAACACGCATCAACGTTTCAACAATTGGCATCTTATGGCGAATTACTTGGACGCTAACTCGCATGTGTCTCGTTATAACAGGCGTTATAACCATGGCACACCTATCAAAGCTTCTAACTTGCGTCGGGCCATGGCCGCGGGCCTTGCGATACCGCGCACGATCATTGGTAAGGGGCCTTTGGAGGGCTATTGCATTGTCAAACCGCTTACGGGCGGACAGCATTGCCAATCCGGTA